GGGGACATTGTTCGTGCCTCCATCACGGGCATATCCAAGAAAAATCGTAAGAACCGACCCGTGTACAATGTACAAGTCAAGGAGTTGGAAGGAGAGGGCGAAGGAGAGGGTGCGGCCAGCACAGAATCCCTTGACCTCATGACCAAAGCATTCGCACCAATTCTCGTGCCACACGATATTGAAATCTCGGACTCACAGATTCAAATCGTGTTGAAGGGAGTTGACACAGTAGTGTACAACATGGAAGAAGTGGGCGATGTGTGGTATGTGCATTCACCGAAAAGCACGATGGGTGATTTGACCAAGACCGATTATCCCGTGGTGTTGGCTGAAAGCCTCATGCCGTTTTGGTCATCGGTTGCTCCTTTGCTTGTAGAAGGCATCGTGAGAAAAGAAACCGAAAACGATGTTGTGCCAAAACTGCCATCAAAAGAGCGTACTGAACGACAAAGTGGGGGAGTTCTTGAGGCAGACGATGACAATCGTTTACTCAAACCCAATCAAACCAAGAAGGCATTGGAACTGATTACACGAGCCTTGGATAAAATCGCCAAAGAGCGCATGACATGGACAGGGCCAAAAGGATTAGGCATTGATGTCGGTACGCCGCAAGAATCACCCCGTGGCCCAACCCAACTGCGTCACGAGTCCACCTTGCCGGATTTTGACGGTGAAAAGAAAATTACTGATGAAAAGAAAGAGAAGAAAACCGAGCGACTGAACCACATTCAAGTAGAAACTGATGAGGGTGAAAGACTCTCTATAGACTACGATAATGACCAGCCATTGGTGTCTCGTACTTGACGAACCATTCTTATACCATAACAGGGAGTCGGAAGTTCAATGCTGAGCATTCAACGACCCACTGACGGTATCACTCTCCTCAAGAGTGGTAACGATTTGGTCGTTGCTGGCTACGCATCGGTTGAACTTGTTGACAAGCAAGGCGACCTTATTACTCGCTCCGCCCTAAAGGACGCCTTTGACGGCTTCATGAAGGGCGAAAAGTACCGCAATGTGCAGTTGGCTCATTCCAACATTCAAGTTGGTGAAGTCATTGACTCGTACATTGATTCCAACGGACGCATGTGGAAATCCGAAACGGATGACACTGGATTGTTCGTTGTTGTTAAACTCCGCAACGACATTGAGAAGGCTCGTGAAGTGGCCGCTGAAATCCGCAAGGGCAACCTTCGTGGATTCTCCATTGGAGGACAAGCATTCAAGCGAGTGCGAAAGTCCGACATGGAGAAAGGCGACTACCAAGAGATTTCAAAAATGGAGTTGCACGAGGTAACGATTTGTGAAAAGGGTATCAACCCCGAAGCACAATTCCGCATTTTGAAGGAGGACACAAACATGACTGACGAAAACAGCGATTTGACCGAAATTATGTCACGCCTTGAAAGCCGACTGGATGCCATGGAGAAGGGGGAACTTCCTCCTCAACTCCGTGAACACATGAAGTCCAAGAAAGGTGGCGATGAAGAAAAAGATTCCGACGAAAAAGAGGATGACAAAATGAAGATGAAAGACGAGGACGAAAAAGACCACGACGACAAGATGGCTTACATGAAGGGTGAGGAATACTCCGATGTTATCTCCTCCGAGTACCTTAACTGGATGGAGAACACCCTCAAGTCGGCTGGCGTGGACACCCTCGCCGCACGAAACCACTTTGACGCTCTTGAAAAGGCTCAACTCGGTGGCTTTGACAACCCCGACGCTGTTGACGGTGCTGACTACTTCGGTGGTCAAGTCCGTGGCCGAGGACAGGAGAACGGTTCTCCTTCTACTGGCGCAATCAACGCTCTCACCGCTTCCGGTGGCAAAGAGCCAGCCGGTGCCATGGGACCAGCATCCTTGGCCAAGAGTTACCTCAACTCCGAGAATGTGAGTGAGGCTGACATTGAAGCCGCTTACGAGGTGTACAAAGCCGCCGCTTTGGAGCAAAACTTCCGAAACGACCTTGAAGGGACTTTCGCTACTCGCTTCAACGAGGAAATGGAAGTCGCAAAGGCCGAGGCTGAGAAAGCCGCCTTTGACGCACGGGCACCCCTCTCGGAAATCGTGAAGTCCATTGAGGCTCTTTCCGAGCGCATTGACAACATCGGTGCGGGAGCAGGTACGACCATCCAAAAGTCGGCTTCCACCATTGACATTCCCTCAACGCAAGATTTGGCAAACATGGGGTGGGACGAAGTTCACGCCCTTGCACACCGCACACTGCGTGGAGAGTGAAAACAGAACTGAGGTGAAAATATGGCAAGAGACTACATCCGAAACATTACAGACATGGAACGCTACTACTACGGTGCTGGCAACGCTATGGGCTACTCCTACTCCGGTAGCGAGTTGCTGAAGGCTGACGCACCAATGTTGTCCACGACGGCTGGTACCTACCAAGCCATCTACGGACGCAAGGTTTGGAGCCAGTTGAACCAAGAGTTCAACGCCTTCTCCATCCTTCCAAAGCGACCTTGGGAACGAAGTGGCTGGCGAGTCATCACCGAGCGTCCTTCCTTCACGGTTGGCGGCGGTGTGGCTGAGAACGCTACTCTCCCCGACACCACCAAGCCCACCTTCCAGCACATTGCCGCCAAGCCAAAGACTGTGGTTCACACCTTTGACATGAGCGAAACCGCAATGTTCCTGTCCGACAAGGACGATGGATTGGGCGACATTCGTGCAATCCTCAAGGAAGAAATGGGCAAGCACCACGCTGAGCATGTGAACAAGATGCTCACCACTGACAAAGGCACCGTTGCCGGGAACGACTTTGAATCCCTTGACCGTGTCACTGTCGGTGCTTCCTCCACTGCAAACGAAGACATCTACTCCATTGACCGCAGTGCAAACTCGTGGTCGCTGGCTGAACACAACGAAAACAGTGGTACCGACCGCAACCTGTCCCTTGACCAACTGGACGACCTGTTCCAAAAGATTTGGACTCGTGGTGGAAACCCCAAGGTCATGCTCACGGGCTACGACACGCTGATGCGACTTCAACAACTCCTCCAAAGCCAACAGCGATTCATGGAAGAGAAGCGTGTCACGCCTACCTACAACGGTGTGAAGGGCGTTCCCGGTATTGAGGCTGGTTTCATTGTGGCTACCTACAACGGTGTTCCAATCATCCCAACCAAAGACATGCCACAAGATGGCGCAGGTTCTCTATCCCGTCTATACTACCTTGACACGGATTACCTGTGGTTCCAAACCGCTATCCCAACCCAGTATTATGAATCCGGTATTGAAACCGGCGACCCATTCGCGATTAACAGACTCGGCCAAGAAGGTCTTTACAGGACAATGGGAGAAATGTGGTGTTCCTTCTTCGGTGCAAGCGGTTCAATTCGCGACTTACAATGAGGTGATGAAAAATGGCAATTACACATAGAGGAATTACATACACAGAAAGCGCAGGGACACCAGCAATGGTATTGGATTTACCGTTGAACACAGGTGTTGACATTGACGATACCACTTGGTTCGCTGGTGGTGCAGGGAGTTATCCCGGCACACTTACACCGTTTGAACCACGACAGGCTGACGGAACACAAGCACGCGCTCCAAGATTTGTTTTACTGACTTGGACAGGCGCAACAGCAGGTGCAACTCTAACCCTAAGCGGAGAAGTTACAGCAATCCACGGAGCATTCAGCGAAATTGGTAGTGCTGGTGACAGCGGTGTTTCAAAAAGCGGTCTTGTGCTAACCCACAATTCCAGTGCAACTGAAA